TTTAGATAAAAAATTATTTCAAACTTGGTTAGTTAGTAAAAATTATATTAAAAACAAAAGCTACAAACATTGGATAGAACAATATCTTATTCAGACAAAGTATCCTTTTGTACATGAAAAAATTGCTCTTGGAAAAAACTTCCGCATAAATACTTTATGAGTTATTCAATTGCTAAAATGATTGAATTTGCATTATCTTATTTGTTATCAAACGATCTTATGCTTAAAAAAACTGCTTTGTCAGATGAAGCAAGACAAAATATAATTGATTATTTTAATTTACGTATTGAAGAAATACGTAACAAGCACCGATGAACCCCACAATAGACAATATTCATATAGGTGCATTAACCTCACTCGCTCCAGACAAATATATGGTAAAAATATATCCTGATTTAATAGGCACGATTTTTTATCCACCACTTAGTAGTGATTTCTTAAAAGAAAAAATTCAACAACCTCTTGCGAAATGGTGCGACGAATATTTTTCCAATGATTACTCATTAAATTTTAGATACAATAGCGGTGACCCTTATTGGTCGCTGCTTTTTTATAGTAGCGAAGATGTAAATCTTTTTATGCTGCGATTTGCAAAAAATTAATTTATTTCAATTTACCAGAATTGTCAAGATAGGTGCGGGCTTTAACTGGATTAGATTGATCTGTTGGACCAGTTTCACTGTCTGGTGAAAAACTCCATAAAACAACAGTCTTGTCCTTAGTTAAGAAGTGGTGCAATTCCATTCTTGGTAAAAAGAATAAATCACCTTTTTTAACATCAATAACTTTATCAAGTAATTCAATGCATCCTTCACCAGCAATTATAAGCCCAATTCGATGGCTTGGATGAATGTGTGGTGTTTGCACCATATTTGTTGGGAAGTAATCGTAATTAATGCACGGATCGCCATCTCTACTTGGGTTAATTGCATTGGTATTAGAAGCATTATTAATGTAACTTAGGTTGCCGTGGTTTGCTGGATCAATAATGGTAATTGTATTTTCTAATAGTGCTAATCCAGTATAGGATACAACTGCAGCGTAGGAATCTTCACCACAAGATATTTTATATGGTTCAGTGATTGTGCAAGCTGCTGTTACATTTTTAACATCAAATTTTTTACTTTGAATACTAGCGCCAGCAAGCATGACATAATCTGTGCCTTGGGGATTAAATTTCTTTGTTTGACCAGGTTCAAGACGAGTAATCTTTAAAATCCATCTATCTTTTGTTTCATATTCACTTTTTACTAAATGCATTTGATGTTCCTTGTGTAAAAAAAGTATGTTTTCACGACATATCAATTCTTTTTCGCTTAATGTGGTATTTATTCGTCATTTTTGACCAATATTTTTTGCATAAGAGTTATCAGTTATTAATTTTATTCCCATAAATATTATGGGAAAACATTATGCCACGCTTAAGTCTTTATAGAGAAAATCATAGCAACGATTTTAAATTTCAGGATAATCGCATCCGTGAAGTTTTTACAGCAGGTGGTGTAGGCATTAATGTCCACAAATATCTTGGTCCAAAAGATCAAGGTCAAACTACTGATTTAACACAACCACAATATGGCAGTCAGAGCGTTCAAAATATCCAAGACTTGTTATTTTTGGAAAACCGCGACCGTGCTTATGAAAAAAACGTTTATGCACTACGTGGACACTATACAATCCAAGATAATGACTTTAACTTAAGTCAATTTGGTTTGATGGTAACCAATGATACACTGTATATTACGTTTCATATTAACGATATGAGTGAGCGTCTTGGTCGCAAGATTATGCCAGGCGATGTTTTTGAATTACCACATCTGCGTGATTTCAATCCGCTAGATACAACTATTCCTGTTGCACTAAAGAAATTTTATGTAGTCCAAGAAACTACTCGTGCAAGTGAAGGTTATGCTCCAACTTGGTGGCCACATTTGTGGCGTTGTAAAGTTGTGCCTATGGTTGATAGTCAAGAATATAAAGATATTCTTAATGAAGAACAATATCGTGCTGATGGAACGCCAACTGGAAATACACTTGCTGACTTCTTAAGTAGTTATAATCTTAATGTTCAAATTAATAATGCGGTTATTGCACAAGCACAAAGTGATGTGCCTAACAGCGGATACAGTGTAAATCAATTGTTTATTTTACCTACTCAAGATGGAATCAGTCCAGTTACTGTTATACCTGGCTACTTAAGTGGCGATGGCACTGCACCCAATGGGTTGCCTGTAACCGTTGATACTGCATTTCCTCTAAATCCTCAACAAGGGCAATATGTTCTTAGAACAGACTATGTGCCAGCAAGGTTGTTCCGTTATAGTGGCACATCATGGGTTGCAATCCAAGATGTTCAACGTGCAAATATTACTGGTGCAAATACTAATACACAACTTGGAACATTTATTAATAATAATGGAACTGTAAAACTTGCTAATGGTTATGCAATACCAAGTAATCAAACACTAAGTAATCTATTCAATTTAACACCAGATAAATTAGGATAATCAAGTGGGTCAATATTTCTATGATAAGCAAATACGCAGATTTATGAACCAATTCATTCGCATCTTTGATGAGATGTATGTTGAATTTGGTAGAGATGCAAATGGAAATAGTATTCTGTCTCGTGTTCCAGTTCGTTATGCTGATACTAATCGTCAAGTAAGTTCTATTTTGAAGAACAACATTGATAATAGCTTATTAAATGTTCCTATGATGGTTTGTTATATTAAAGAAGTTAATTACGACCGTCAACGAATACAAGAACCAAAATATGTTGATAATAAAAGTGTGAGAACTCGTGCAACTGACCCACTTACTGGTAATGCAACCACACTACAAGGTCAAAATTATACACTTAATCGTTTAATGCCAGCACCATATAGATTAACTGTGGTAGTAGAATTATGGACAAGTAATTTTGATCAAAAATGTCAATTATTTGAACAAATAGGCTGCATGTTTAATCCAGATATGGAACTGCAAAGCTCCCAAAACTATTATGATTGGACAAGTTTAAGCTATGTTCTATTGACCAATTTTAATTGGACTACACGTGATATTCCTGTTGGCAGTGATGACCCAATTGATGTTGCAACTTTTACATTTGAAATGCCTATTTGGTTGTCAACGCCAGCAAAAATATTGCGTCTAGGAATAATTCAAAGCGTTGTTGCAAATACATATGATGCAAATGGTAATCCAACAACAGCTATCCAAGAAGCAGTTAATAATTTAGGTGATCGCCAATACTTTACACCAACAGGATATGGTGTTATTGTTAATGGTAGTAATGTAAGTTTGACACCAAGTGGCGGTCCTATTCTTAACAATACAAACTATAATATTCCTAATACAAATGCAAATGCAATCGCATGGTCTCCAGTTATTAATTTATTTGGTAATATAGCAAACAACTATAGCATGATGTATTTGACAAATTCCACAACAGAAAGACTAGTAACTGGAACAGTTGCATATGACCCTACTAACCAATACAATCTGAAGTTTACTGTCGATCCTGCCACAATACCAACAAATATATTACCCAGTGTAAATGCAATTGTTGATCCAACATTAAATGGACCAGGTATAGGATTACCTGCTGCCGCAACAGGACAACGTTATCTTATTGTAAATCCATTAGGCGGTGCATCATTGGGAAATGGTGCAGCAGCATGGCAAAATGCAAACACAAGTATCACTGTTGCAGAAGCAAACGATATTATACAATACAATGGTAATTCTTGGTTTGTTTCATTCCATCCTAATGCTACAAGTAATGCATCGTATGTAACAAATACATTCAGCAGTCATCAATATGCATGGAATGGAAGTCAATGGGTAAAAAGTTGGGAAGGTTATTATCCTGCTGGTCTTTGGTCAATTGTAATTTGATTTCTATAATTGATAATGTTATTCTATATACATGAAAAAGAAAAAACCATTTATTGCTCGTGAACTTACAGCAGTTGGCGCACTGTTTATAAGTCAGAAAAGTAAACGTGCACTTTTTTTATTGCGTGATCAAGACACTTATAGTAACACTTGGTCATTAGTTGGTGGACAAATAGAAGCTGGTGAAACACTCTATGGTGGTTTAATGCGTGAGGTTCACGAAGAAATTGGTTTTGAACCTACAATACAAAAAGTTTTGCCATTGGAATATTTTAGTAGTCCAGATGGACATTTTAGTTATCATACTTTTGTTGTTATTGTTCCAACGGAGTTTATACCTACACTAAGCAGCGAACACAAAGGCTACGCATGGTGTGATTTAAGTGCGACTCCTAAACCACTTCATCCTGGGTTGTTTAATAGTTTAAACAACAAAGTAATTAAAGAAAAACTTTCTACTATTCAAGAAATATTAAAAGTCGCCTTCTAAAACGGCTTGCCGCACACTTATCTCATGATAATTTGGTAATCTTTTTAATTCATTGCTAAAATCAAAACTGTGTTCTGTGCGAACACGATAAAATTGCACATCAGTATAAGTAGCGCAAACATTAGTCAAATGTGCATTGTGTTTATCATAGTCATGGTTTTTATCATCATAGCCAAGTGTGTCGGCATAAATGTTATCATGGATATCGCCGCAACCATCAAAACCAAATAGAAATACTTTTTTAGCACCATCAAAGGCTGCAAGAAATGCACAGGTGCTGCCACTATCCATATACCAAATATTTGGAATTAAATTAGTATCACGATAGCTAAGCCATAAATCATTTTGTAAAAAAACTTTACTTTGTTCAATTGGATATGTGTTATCACTAAAGAAAACATTAGTTTTAAAAATATAATAATCTGCAGGTGTATCACGATATGCTGCATTACAAGCATAAGTTGTTTTGTAGCCTTCAGCTACTCGCTTATTGTTTTGATTTAATAGTAATTGAATTTTAGGGTCTAGTCTACTTACACCATTGCCCAATACAATTGCGTTTGTTACGCTGCGATCATATGGAAAATCACGAGGAGTAACAAATAGTGATTTCATTTCAGCATTTTCTACATAGGTGATAGTTTCACCTGTGTAGTCTCTGCGATAAATTGGTGTGTTTAATTGTGGCATATTAGTATTTATGGATACAAAAATTGTTTATACTTTAATAATTATAGTGTTCTTCTATAATAATAATACCGCTTCCGCCAGCACCACCTGCTCCACCAGATGTGCCTGCTGAACCTGCAGTTCCGCCTGAACCTACGCTATATGAATATGAAGCAGAAGGAGAATTAATTATTTTTTCCAAATAGCCACCAGCAGAACCACCTTGTCCTGAATAAACACCAGTGCCTCCACCAGCACTTCCGCCACCAGCACCTGAATTAGCTTGTGCTGCTGTTCCACTACCACCACCATTAGTTCCAGAATTTCCGCCGCTACCAAAAATTGTGCTAGCACCGCATTGTCCATAACTGTTGGTCAAATTTCCTGCACCAGTAGCATTAGAAGCACTTTGTGTAGGTGCAAAAGCACCAGTTGCGTTAAAGTCGCCTCCTGATGCTGATCCACCCGTATTTGGAGAACCAGAAAAACTACCCGTGCCTGCACCGCCGCCGAGTCCACCATTGCATGTCAAAAATGTTGTTCCAAAAGTAGTATTACCACCATTTCCACCACTTGTTGCACCTGATGAACCAGAACCTCCACCACCACCGCCACCTCCGATCATGCGAATACGAAGCCATGCTACGTTTGCAGGAGTTGTGTATGTTCCTGAACCACTAGTGTAAATAGTTTGTGTTGGTCCCTTGATGGGTGCAGATGAGCCTGGAAGTGTTATACCATTAGTTCCATCTAATATTATTGTCATGCCCATGTTCCTATAGAGACGTTTGCACCAGCTGATCCAATTGGATAAATTAAAAAATAAGATCCAGCTATAGTGCTGTAAGCTCCACCTGGAGCTGCAGATAGAGAATATTGCGGTGTAAATGTACCACCTGCATTTACAGAAACAACACCTTTTATTAATCCTGTCCATAATAATGTTGCTTGATTAGTCGCCAACCCGGTAGTAACTACAGCATTTGTTGTATTTGATGTGGTTTGTTGTTGCGCACTAGAATTATTATAACTATTAAATCCACCAGTATTAAACATTACTCTTACATCATATAAAATATAATTTATAGAAGCAGTACCTCCAAATAATGTGCTCACGGTGTGTGATGCAGTGCCTGATGTTTTATATAAAGAAATATCTGCTTCAAACGCATACACCGTATTGCTAGCTAATGTTACACCTACCCCAAAAGTATTTTGTGCACCTGTTGCGTTTAATCCAGCAAGATTTGTATTAAGCACAAACATTTGCTGACCAGGTACAAGACCAGCATTTACTCCATTATAGGCAGCAGTCATCAGTCCGCTCGATGCGATAGAAAGTGTATTAGTAGCGTTGCTCTGAAATTGGATATTACCGCTGTTGTCACTAGATACACTGAAACCATTTACTGGTGTCGCATTTAATATTATTGCCATATTATGCCCATGTTCCTATAGATACGTTTGCACCAGCTGATCCGATTGGATAAATTAACATATAACTACCAGCTTGTGTAGTATAAGCACCGCCTGGTGCAGCGGAAAGTGTGTATTGGGGAAGTAATGCGCCACCTGCATTAACGGATACAATACCCTTTAACAAGTATGCTTGTACGTATGTAGCATTTGTGCTAAATGAATTTATTTGTGTTGCACTTGCTGTTTGTATGTACATTCCATACGCACCGCTACCACCAGCCGTATTACCAGCTGTAAGTGAAGTATTGGAAGAAATATCTAAAAGAAAATAGTTAATATTATTAAGAGTAGCAGTACCACCAAAACCTACAGAAAACAAATGAGCAGTGGTGCCTGAAGTTTTAACTACTGCAAAAACTATTTCAAAAGCATATTGTGTACTTGATGTTAATGTTACACCATTAGTTAGACCAAGTAATGTTTGCGCACCTGTTGCATTTAAACCTACATAACCACTGTTTAACGCATAAAATTGTTGTCCAGGAATAATACCACGCTGTGTTCCTGTAGGTGTGTAAAATAAACCAGTGCCATTATACTCAATCTGACCAGCAGTAGGAGTCGTTACTAATGTATCTGGACTTAATGTAATAACACTCATAGCACAACCCACTTTGAACCAGAAGGAACTGTAATTGTAACACCACTTGCAATAGACAATGGACCAACACTCACTGCACTTTGTCCACTGGGAATCGACGCATTTGCACTAATTGTCAAATTATTTAATTGATAATTGGTTACTGATCCACCACCTTGTCCAGTAAAACCAAGTGAATATTTTGTCCAAGTTCCTTGGGCAGAATTGTAGATGTATGTGGTTCCATTTAGTGTAAATTGTTGGTTATTAACTGGGCTATTTGGAAATGACATTAGAATCTACCTACCGCTATTTCAATTTTTCTTACAGAATTATCTACAATAATATCCATGCTCTTACCAATCACGCAACCTGGCTCATATAATGATTTATCTAAAGCACAAGCTACACCACTTTCATTACTACTTACTAACAATGTGCCTTTATTTACTGGTCCACGCACTAAACATGGAACACGACCAGTTAGCGCAATTGGCAACCAATTATCGTTTTCAAAATTATCATTCATAAGATAAGCAGGATTGGTTGAAACAACACCTGCAACTGCTGTATCATGTGATTGTGTTGATACCGTAACATCAAGATCACCACCAAATACCATAACTGTGCCAGGCGCATAATAATCATCACTATGATACATTTCTGCCAAGTCAGCATATTTTGCAGTGGTTGATGTGCCAACAAAGTTTACACCATAGATATAGTTAAAATAGTTACTACCAACACCACCAATGTTTGCACCAACGTTTGATGCTGGATAAAAAGCTGTAGAAGCAGTAAAAGTAGCACCAGTATGTGCAGCACCAGTATTACCAATTGTGCCAGCATTAATTGTTGGTGCTGCAATCGTATCCGTTGTTGTAATAGTTTGTGTATTAATAAATGTTGTATTGCCTGCAATAGATAAGTTACCGCCAACATAAAGATTTCCAGTTATACCAGCACCGCCAATCACCTGTAAAGTTCCAGATGTTGTGCTTGTTGCAGCATATCCACCTGTAGCAATAATATTACCACTTACGTTAATGTTGGCTTGCGCCGTAATATTACCAGTGCTTGTTATAGTTGAAAATGTATTTGGTGTGCTGCTGATATCTAACCAAAACTTATTATTTGCAGCATCTTGCACATATTCATAAAGAATATCAGCGTTTCCCTGATACCACTGCGCACCAACTGATGGACTTACTGGAGCAATATTACTAGTGGTAAATTGACTACCACCTCCACCAGCAGTAGCACCATTAGGGTAATATATACCACTTGTAGTAACAATATTGCCTACATAAAGACTACCCCCGATGCCAACGCCACCGCTGACTACCAAAGCACCAGTTGTTGTAGAAGTAGCAGTAGTTGTGCTATTTGATACAAGATTGCCGCTTGTAAGATTATATTGAAAAAATGTTGCACCACCAAATGAACCAGCATTGTTAAACTGGATCATTGTATTAGAACCGCTAGCGGATGGACTGCCACCAAATGCTGTGCCGTTTGACCAATATACGCCAGTAGTTGTAACTAGATTACCAGTTGACCAAATAGTAGGCACACTAACATTACCAACATTGCTAAAGACGCTTTGATAAGCACCAGCAACAATTGTAACATTTGAACTTGTGCCAGTAATATTACCAGTTGTAACTAAATTAGCAACGTTTGCTCCACCACTTACATATAAATTACTGCCAACATTAAGGTTACCACCGATGCCAACACCACCACTAACTACTAAAGCACCAGTAGTTGTAGAGTTTGATGTAGTAGTGCTGTTTGATACAAGATTACCACTTACATAATTGTATTGTAGGTAGGATGCACCACCAAAAGAACTGCCATTTGCAAATTGCACAAAGGTATTTGATCCACCAGGTGTTCCACTACCGCCACCACCAGTAAAGGCTAAACCATTACTATAGTAATATGCAGCACTATAAGTTGCAGTGTTAGCAATAAAATTAGCGGCATAAACGTTTGCAGTCTGTGCAGTGATATTACCTGTGGTAATAAGTGTAGCACCAGTAAAGTTTGCTCCACTATTTCCGATTGTGCCTGCATTTACCGTTACTGCTGCAACAGTTCCAAGAGTTACAGTGCTATAACTTGGTGTAATAATGTTGCCATTATCATACATGCGCATTACTTCATTAAGTGCAGAACCACTAAAAGTGCTAAATGCAATTTGACCAACGGCTGTAGATGATGAACTGTTTGTTACAGAGATACGAGCAGTATTAACAAATGTGTTTGAACCAGGTGGCTTTGATCTAAAGTCAATTTTACTTTGTATACCGCTGCCACTGCCA